TGGGGCTTTAAGACCGGGCTTACCCGGATTAGCTGCGTTATACGAAGCCCGACCTTTGGCGTTCAAGCCGCCCTTCTCGGACTTGCCTTCCTTACGCTGCCATGCTGGAGTCTTAGCCATAGAACACCGTCGCAGTTACCGATGAGCCACACCCAACAAAGATACCGTTAGGGCAGTAGATGCCTTCGCCGGGGATCAGTACAGGTAAGCCAACCGTATTAAAAGTATCGATCTCTAAAGCAATACTGCTATACATCGTGACGTTACCGCTGGTAGTCGTAGTCGGCGCATCTGCACAAGTAAACGTGTTGTCACCCGTCTTTGTAATTGTGTACGCACCGTCCCGTCCCGCGCCAGACGTAAAGTCTAGAAATACCCGATCTCCAGTCTCAAGGCCGTGGTTCACTATCGTGACTGTGATGGTGGCACTTGGACTTGTACGGCTGTACGTCCCAGACTTTTGCTGCGTTGGGTCGCATATACAGGTATTTCTTGCAGACACCGTCGCACTTGTCACCGTAATAGATTTCAGCCGTACGGGAATCTGTGTCACCAGCAGTCCACTACCTGCTGCACGGGCTGACTTAACGTCTGTTTGCATCATGGCGCTACCCGTAAAAAATAGTCATCGTTACCGTGGTAGACGGCAACAAGCAAAACAGACCGCCCTGTGCAAGAATGCCTTCACCCGGAATCAGCGTGTAGAACGCCGTACCCGAAGAACAATCCAGCTCGACAAGTACTTTTGGGTACATCGTCACGTTACCGCTGGTGGTCAAACTCGCTGTGGTTACAGTAAACGTGTTCGTTGTTACGTTTGATACCGTATACGAATCGTCTACTGCCGTACCAGTCGTAAAGTTAAGACCAACCGTATCGCCGTTTGAAAGCCCATGATTAGCGATGGTAACGGTGCAAGTCGTTGACCCCGGAATATCGTACGTACCCGACAACGCACCCTGCGTATCAACCACGCACGAGTTAAACGTCGTCGAAGTCGAGGGCGAAATAACTACGCCCTTCAACCGGGTACGATCCGCGTACGCAAGCGCCGAGGCTGTTGCGTGGAATGACTTTACGTCGTATTGCATCGCCATGATAGGCTCCTCAATTAGACGTTCTGCTGGCCTACCAGCGGATCAGCAACGAAGTAGGTGATGAAGCCACCAACAGTGCCAGCACCCGAAGTGTCGATGGTCACAGTAACGTAAGACAGCTCGCTAATAGCAGTGCGAGTCAAGCCAGCGGTAATAGACCCAACAGCAGAGACGGTCAGGTTGTTGGCGATAGCCGCGCCGGTCACGGTGCCACTAGTGTAGCCACGGGTGCCAAGATCAACAGAGCCTGTGCCTGCGTCATTAATTTCCACAGACAACACAACTGCGCCTTCAGGAAGGATCAGGTCAGGAGCACCAGAAACAGAAGAGACTTTGACGTTAGTTGCAGTAGCAACAGATGCGTCAGCAATGTAGAACTGAGCAGCCATAACGCCGGAGCCACAGTATGCGGTGCGAGTCGTGTCGCCGCCGCCCGAACGCCAAATACTTTGGGTGGTAGAAAGAGCCATGTTTTCCCTCATGCGGTTAGGCACGTCAATCTGCATGAAGTCAGGCCGGGAGCCTGTTTGACGTACCGGATAAATCCCGGAATAACTACTTTATATACTACAAAAAGGGGGGCGTAAAGCCCCCCTCTTCTTACGCGCCTTGCGAGCCGTACATGCCCAGCGGGTCAGACCAGCCGAACGAGTAACGCTCACGAGCCTTGTAACGGACGTTACCAGTGTCAAAGTCACCGTCCATCGACTGAGCCAGCGGGGTACGAACAAAGTGCTTCATGCCGTTTGGAACGTCAGTGGTCAGGAACCATGCGTTTGTGTCGGTCAAGAAGTGGTTGATCGTATGGCCTTCTGGGATCGAGCCGTTGTTCTTCAGAGCGTTGATGTCGTTGTCATTGGTGCCGACGCGGAGTTCGGTTTCCAACAGACGAGTAGCAACGAACTGGAGAGCAGGTGGAACGATCAGTTTGCGTGGCTTAGCGGCGATCAGCAGACCGCGTTCGTCAGTCCAAGCAGCGATCTGAATCACTGCGTTTTCCAACGAGGTTTCGTTCAAATCGGCTGGGGTAGCCGGAATGTTCGAGTTAGTGCCGCCACCAACCAGCGGGTGAGAAGCCGAGAACAGAGGCACGCCGTCGCCGCCGTAGTACTGAGCGGAGTTGGTGAAGCCGTTGTTCAGGACCGATGCTGCTTTGACCTGCTTGGTGTAGGCCATAGCACGAGCCAGCGCCTTGGTATAACGAGCCGACAGGCTGTCATACAGGTTGTCTTCGATGGCCTCTTCGGTCAGCGAGAAACCCAGAGCGATGGTTTCGTGGTTGTATCGAGCAGTCCAAGCTTCCTGACCGTTGTCGTACGCGATTGCAGAACCTTCGTTCTTAACCGGTGCGGCACTGAAGCCAGACAGTTTGGTTTCCTCTTCGAACGAACGCTCGGAAGTCTCAGTTTCGTAGATTTCCTTGTGTTCTTCGCCGTAACGAGCGTACTCCAGACCGAACAGTGCGTTCAAGCCGGGGAGCAGCTCTTTCAATAGTTGTGCGCGTGAAATAGCCATGATTCAAGCTCCCTTATACGTTGTCAGGACCGTTCGGGTTGAGGTACGAATGTCCGCCAGCCAGAGTTACCGACGCGGTTTCACCCGTGAAGTCGATAGTGATGGTTGGGTATGGAGCATTCCACTTAACAATTACTTCGCTGTAGTTGCCGCTAGAGTTGGTAGTCTCAGGAACCAGACCCACAACACGGAACGGAAGCGACTGCGTAGTATTGTTGCCCGAATCATAAGCACCAATATTCGAGTTGCCCGAAATAGTGGTGTTTGTCGAAGGCTGAGAAATAGCGAGGTTGTCGCCCAGAATCGCGCCCGAAATCGGGGTGATCGTGGTCGAAGTAGCGCCGCCAGTCACAGCAACTTTAAACAGTTGGTCAGGATCATCTGCTACGTAAGCCAGAATGTCCGAAGCAACGACGTTACCGGGGTACGAGTTGGCAAACAAAATCTGACCCGTAGACGGATTAGTATATGTGCAGCCAAGGAACACACCAACTACGCCTTGCGACGTAACAGTGGTAGTACCCGTTTCTTTAACAATAGTGCCACCATCCAGACGAACGATGTCGCCGTTATAGATAGCGGTACCGTAGTTGCTTGCAATCGGGAGTTCACGAGTTTGGCCCGCGAACACCTGACCGCCGATCAGATTGATCGGTTTTAGCCCGTAGGGGGCCGATACAGTCGGATAAGCCATGTTTTACTCCAAAAGTTAGATTAACTTCCCTTACCGAACGATGTAGAAGATTTCCGCTCGTTAAACAACGGCATCCTCGGGTCGTTCTGGCGCATCAGGCTGTTATCTACAGAATCCATTTGTCCTTCGGACTGTTTCTGGTAGTAGCCATTACGCTGGTCCACCAGCTCCTGTGGAGTCTTGCAAAGTAACAACCCGCCAATCTCGACGTTGTCCTTAAAGCGACTATTCGGATCGACTAGCAGTTGAAATTTTGGTTGCTCTTCTATCTTTACAGGCTCCCAGCCTTCCCGGATTTTGGCGGAAATATTGCGTGGGTCAGCATTGTTTAGAGTCGAAACGCGAATCCATCTGTACGCGAAGCCGGGTTGCTTATCTGGTTCAGGGAGAAGCTCAGGTGGAGCCCACTGCTTGGGGCGCTCCTGCACGGCACGAGTTTCAAGTTCACGGGCAAGTCTGTTTTCAGCCATTGTTGGCCTCCATTTTCATTAGTTCACGGGCGTATTGCTCAGGGGTGATGCCAAGACGCTTAATAGTGTCCAACTGTGACCGCTTCAGCGTTATCTTTTTGGAGGATGTGCTGCGGGTCGCAGGAGCTACGACCGTGGACGGTTTTTCTGTGCGCGGCGTAGCCTTTTCAGGTTGCGGCGAAGAATCTGTTGGGAAGTAGTCCGGGAAGCGTTGACGCATGGTTCCGTCAATCTTCTGCCAATACTCGTCGGTGGACGTGTACTGAGTTCCGTACTGTTTGACTAGTTTTTGGTGTAGCCCAAGTGCAAGACTAGTCATCTCCTCGTCCTGACCGAACCAAGTATTGCGCTCTTGCCACGCAATTGCCCTTGGGTCAGGACGAGCCACTGGGACTTCTGGACTAGTTTGTACCTCATCTTGTTGATATTGTAAAGAGGGTACGTAATCTTTTGCCTTTTGCAACTTAATTTGAGCGGAATTAAGTCTCTCTTGCGCATCTAGCAACTTATCGGTATCCCCGGCATCATAGGCTTCTCTATAAGCCTTCTTAGCCGCGTCCAACTCCAGCTCAACCGCTGATTGGTACGTTTGGAGATAGTGTTTTTCCCCTTCGGAAAGTCTACCCTTGAGACTGCGGTTTTCCTCAAGCATTCTTTTTGCTAAGTCTTCCGCAGCCTGACGCTCCCGCAGGGCTTGTTCTTTCTCCCGGCGCTCGTCGTGGTACACCTTCTTCATCTGCTTCAGACGGACTTTAACCTTCTCGGAATAGTCCTCCAGATCATCCTGATCAAGCTCTTCGACGATCTGCTTGGGCAACGGCTCCCGACCACGATCTTCTTCGGGGGTATCGTCTTCTATTTCAAATTCGATATCGTCCAGCTTAGCCTCGGCGGGATTAGCCTTTTCTTCCTTCTCGTCGGGAAACTGAAATTCTTGCTGTTCCATAATCGTTCTCTCCTTTATGCGCGGCGAATACCGCGTGGGTCTTGCACGACTGCTTCCACCGTATCGTCATTGATCAGGCGGAACTCCTTACCGTGAATCTTCAACCGAGTGCCGCTATTCGGACGAGCTAAGATAAAGTCACCCTCCTTACACCACGGACCGTTTGGAAACCGTTTCGTATCTGTGTAGCAGTCGGGACCAAGCTTAATAACAAAGAAAACTGTCGCCAGCACTTCTTCAAACTGCTTGGTTTGATCCGCTTTAAGCAATCCGCTTTCAAACGTATCCTCAACGTCCGGCAAAGTTACAAGGATGTGGTAGCCAGTTGGGTCAGGGAGTTGTTTTGCTTTCTCCTCCGCTGTCTGTGGTACTTCACCGCTTTCTGTAGCGATTAGTATTTCACTCATCGTTGTTGCGCTCCATTTGGTCTGCAAGGTCTAAGATAAAGCCTTCTGCGATGGATAGACCCCGAATCTCCCCGCATATTGCGCGATACTCTGCGAAATCTTTCATTGTGCCCTCACTTACGGCATGAGCAAGCTGGGCTTGTTTCTCGTTAATACGTTC